AAGCTGCCGCCGGGCGACGTGCAGATTCGTCCGGGGGTCTGGGCGCAGGTCAAGATGACCGGCGAGGAGATGCAGCGCGCGTTCTACACGCCGCCGTTCAAGGAGCCCAGCGCTGCCCTGGCCCAGCTGTTCCAGATCCTCACCGACACGGGCAGACGCTTCGCCTCGATCACCGAGGAGATGACGGGCGATGCCGCCAACACGGGCCCGGTCGGCACCACGATCGCGCTGATCGAGCAATCGCAGAAGGTGTTCAGCGGCGTGCACCGCCGGCTGCACGTTGCCCAGGCTGAGGAGTTCCAGCTGCGCGCCGAGCTGAACTTCGAGTTCCTCGACGACCAGTATCCCTACCAGATCGAGGGCGCTGATCAGTTCGTGCTGAAGACGGACTATGACGGCCGCGTCGATGTCATTCCCGTCAGCGACCCGAACGTGTTCTCGACCACGCAGCGCATTGCGCAGGGCCAGGCGCTGATCCAGCTGGCTGCCGAGAACCCTGACCTGTACGACCGGCGCAAGGTCCACGAGCGCTTCCTGAAGGCCATCAGGGTGCCTGACTTCGATGACCTGCTGAAGGGCGGCGAGGGCGAGCACAAGCGGCTCGACCCGGTGAACGAGAACATGAACATCCTGATCGGCTCAGCGGCGCAGGTGTTCCCCGAGCAGGACCATGATGCGCACATTGCGGTGCACATGAATTTCCTCCAGGGCCTCAACGAGCAGGCGCTGGAGATGGCCGGCCCGGCGATGCAGGCGCATCTGGCCGAACACTTCGCGCTGAAGTATTACGTGGCGATGGCCGCACAGATGCAGCAGGCCGGAATGCAGCTGCCGCCGCCGGCCTTCATGGCGGGCGAGGAGCAGGAAGAGATCGATCCGCAGGTCGAGACGATGATCGCGCAGATGGCCGCGCAGCTGCCGCCCATGCAGATCATGCCGCCAGATCCGCCGAAGCCGGACCCCGAGGCGGAGTTCCAGGCCGAGGAGCGGCGCAAGGAAGAGGCGTTCGCTGCCGACGAGGAGCGGAAGTCGCGAGCGTTCGATGCTGATCAGGTTCGTAAGGACTCACTAACCGGCGCGGACGTAGAGCGCAAGCTCCTCGGGGCGGCGGTGGACACGATGGCGAAGGACACCAAGCATACGCAGGAGCTGGACCATACGGCCGAGGCGAATGCCGTGGACCTGCAACATCAACGCGAGATGGCCCGCACGAAGCGGCTGGCCAAAGACGGGAGAAAGTAAGTGGCGATGAAGCCCCAAGAGGTACGTGAGGCGCGGGAGTTCCTGCGCAAGCGTGGCATTCGCGGGACATCCCCACGCACATTTGCCCAGGCGTCAAACGAGTCTGGGTTGTCGTTCAAAGCACTGCTCGATTTCCGGGCAGGAGTAGTGGAGAAGGTGATCGATGAGTACCACGGTACTAAGGCAGTTCGTAAAGGAGGCTCGGCATAGCTTTGCCGAGGCGCAGCTCGTGCTGAGCACCAAGCTGGGCAAGAACGCGATTGGTTCGATGGAAGAGTATCGGCACGTCACTGGCGTGATCACCGGCTACGAGAAGGCGGGCGAGGTATTGCTCGGCCTGCTCAAGCGCGATGACACTGACGCGGATGACATGGCCCCGGGGAGTGACCTATGAGCGAAGTCAAATTCGTGCCCCCGACCAGCGCCGAGATGCGCTCTCCCGCGCCGCCGAGGGTTACCCTCTGGCGCGTGCTGGTTCGCCCGTACAAGCCGCCGAAGGTCGCCCCGGGTGGGAAGATCGAGCTGGCTGACGTGGTGATCGAAAACATGAAATTCCTGACGACCGTGGGCAAGGTGTGCGCCATGGGTGAGCAGGCGTATCAATCCCCGAAGCTGAAGGACGGCAACAACCCGACCGTCGACAGCTGGGTGATCTACGGGAAGTACGCAGGCCAGCGCGTGATTCTGCGCGACGGGTCTGAGTACCTGATCCTCAACGATGATGAGATCATCGCTGTGGTCGACAACCCCGCAGACTATATGCAGTTCGCCTGAACGTAAGCACTCACTAACCTACACGGACGTAGAACATGGCAAACGAAAAGATAGTGTTTGAAGATCTCCGGGGCGTCTCCGATGGCGGCGGCGACCTGGGGCGAATCGAGATCGACCTTGACGCTGAAACTCCTGGGATGCGTCGTCTTGCCCCGAAGGACGACAAGGCTTCCAGGGATGATGAAGACCCCGAGTTCGTGGTGGTCCCCCGTAAGGCGGACGCCGGGCAAGGGGACGGCGGCGAGGACGATGACGATGCCGGCGACGACGACAAATTCTCCCGCAAATTCCAGGCCCGCCTCGAACGCGAACAACGCGCAAAGCGCCGTGAACGCCAGCTGAGAGAGGCCACGGAGACCGAGAACGTGCAGCTGAAGCGTCAGCTGGCGCAATCGACCGCTGCGGCGACGAAGGACACCAAGGAGTCGCTGGACAGGCAGATCAATGCGATCGAGCAGAATCTCGAACAGGCGATCGAGAAAGCGGACACCAAGTTGCAGGTGCGCCTCACCAGTGACTTGACCGACGCGAAGGCCCGACGCATCGCTGCCGACTACGGCCCAGCTCCCATCCCTGGCCAGGATGACGAGCCGGGCACGAGTACAACCCCGGTACGCGCGCAGCTGGCTCAGGAGTGGAAAGATGGCCACTCCGACTGGTACGCGCGATCCGGCTTCGAGCGGCATACCCGCATTGCCAACCGCATCGACAAGGAGGTCCACGCGGCTGGGTTCGATCCGTCCGAGGAAGACTACTTCACGGAGCTGGACAAGCGCCTGAAGAAGGCCATCCCCGATGTGTTTGACACAGTCGGTAAAACGGGGGACGATGATGCTGACAGTGAGCGCTCACTGCCGCGATCGAGGGACAAAGGACGGTCCCCCGTAGCGCCAGCAGGAGATGGCTCCAGGACCCAGCGACAAGTCGTTCAGACAGGGAAAGTCGAATTGAACGAAGACGATTTCGCCTCAATGCGCAAGTTCGGGCTCGACCCGAACGATCCCGCCGTGCTCAAGGAGTTCGCCAAGAACCGCCGTCAACTGTTGGCGGGTGGCAACTGATGGCGCGGCAACCGCAGGTCCCCCAAGATCTCAGTGATGAAGACGAGGACCAAGGTCTTCAGTTCATCGGAAAAGACTCAGCCCCCGCAGATGCCGGGGCATCTCGCCGCGACGACCGTCGCGCGCACGATACTCGTGTGGACGAGGTATCGGAGGAACGTGCCACCCACCAGAGCCGAAAGGTTCAATGGCAACGCCCTTCCAGTCTGGATGCACCACCGGCCCGGCCGGGGTACAAGCAGCGCTGGATTCGTGTGTCATTCCGAGGTGCGGATGACCCCAGAAACAGGAACCGGCGACTGCGCGAGGGATGGAACCCTCGACCACTCGAATCGATCAGTGCCGATTGGCAAGGGATCGGGGCGAACGCCGGCTCGGTAACCGGGGCCTTTGTGGTTGATGACCTCATGCTGTGCGAGATGCCAGAGAGCATCTACAACGAACGGAAGGCGCACTACCAAGCGCAGACCGCGTTGCAGATGACCGCCGTTGAAGCGGATCTGGAGCAAGCGCAAGTGGGTGGTCATCGCATCCTTCGTAACCATACGACTGCTGTGACCCACCCTGCCCGAGTGATCGGCAGAAAGGTGGACGCGGCGGTCGACTGACAGAGGTAACTCTCGATGGCCAATGCCGATACCAAGTTCGGTTTCCGAACGAACGTCCACCAAGCCGGTGGATGTCCCGCACGTATGAACGTGTACAACATTCCGACTGGCCAAGCCACGTCAATCTTCACGGGCGACCTCGTGCGCTCCATCGTCGACTCGGTCGGCGCTGGCGTTGCTCAGGGCCTCGCGGCGATTCAGCGCGGTATTGGTGTAGCGGACACCGTGCTCAACCTGCTGGGGCCATTCGCTGGCTGCCAGTACGTGGACAGCGCGGGCAACATGGTGTACGCACCATTCTGGCCGGGCGGCACCGCGCTCGCGACCGGCACGCTCTGCACCGCATGGGTCTACGACGACCCGGCGCTGGAGATGATCGCGCAGATGACCACGTTTGCGCTGTCCGACTCGAACGCCAACTACGACTTCACCCCAGGCACCGGCAGCACGGTGACGGGACGGTCGGGGTCGGACATCAACGCGGCCGATACCACCGATCCGAAAATCCGGGTCTATGGCCTGGCCCAGGTCGGGGACAACGGTGTGACGCCGTCTGAACTGGGAGCGTTCGCGAAAGTGCGCTGCCGTCTCATCAACCACGAGCGTGGGTCCGTCCTCACGACTGCGTTCTAAGGAGGGCCGCAAACATGGCTGTTATGAATCGAGCGGCGTTCCGCAAGGAACTGCAAGAGGGCCTGAACACGGTGTTCGGTCTCGAATACACGCGCTACGAACAAGAGTGGCGCGCGATCTTCGAGGTGGCGAACTCGAACAAGGCGTACGAGGAAGACGTGCTGCTGGCCGGATTGGCAGGTGCGCCCGTGAAGCCGGAAGGCTCCCCGGTCACCTACGATACGGGCGGCGAGTCGTACACCTCGCGGTACGTGCACGAGACCATCGCGTTGGCGTTCGCGCTGACCGAAGAAGCGGAAGAGGACAACCTCTACGGCGACGTTGGTGCCAAGTACGCTCGGGCCCTGGCCCGGTCGATGCAGCACACCAAGGAAGTCAAAGGGGCCGCGATCCTCAACAACGGCTTCAATGCCTCATTCCCAGGCGGTGACGCTGTCTCGCTGTTCTCGGCATCGCACCCTCTGTGGGGCGGTGGCGTGCAGTCGAACACCTTCGCCACGCCGGCCGACTTGTCGGAGACGAGCCTGGAAGAAGCGTGTATCCAGATCAGCAAATTCGTTGACGAGCGCGGTATTCCGATCGCGATTCGCCCGATGAAGCTGATCATTCCGCCGGACACGGTGTTCATCGCAGAGCGGATTCTGCAAACGCCGTCGCGCCCGGGCACGAACGACAACGACATCAACGCCATGCGCTCGAAGGGCATGGTTCCTGGTGGCGCGTTCGACAACCACCGCCTGACGGACCCGGATGCGTGGTTCCTGATCACCGACTGCATGGACGGACTGAAGCACATGGTGCGGAAGAACATCCAACGAGGCGTTGAAGGGGACTTCGAGACCGGCAACATGCGGTACAAGTCACGCGAGCGGTACTCGTTCGGCTGGTCGGACTACCGAGCAGCGTTCGGTACGGCTGGAGCGTAATGAACCGGGGGGCTGGCAACAGCCCCCTTTCCTCTCAACCCTGACGACCCGCAAGGGACAGATCCTCAACGAGGTGACGACAGATGGGCAGACGAACCACGAACTCTGGCTACCAACGCTGGAGAAATAACTCTGACAACCCGGCCCAGCCGGCAAACGGCGGACCCTCGGCGGCCGTTGCAATGATGTGTGTGCGGACAGCGGATATCACCGCAACGCAGTCGAGCGCGACGCGGGTGAACCAGTTCGGCGCGAACGCACCGCTGGTATTGCCCAAGGGCGCGATGATCCGGCACGTGATCACGGAAAGCGCGGGCGGTACGGGTGGCGTTACGCCGACCTACGACCTGGGCTTGGAAGGCGTGGCGGTTGACTCGATCGTGAACGAGGGCGACGTGGACACGGCGAGCAACTTGCAGGTTGCCACGGGCACGGGCCTCAACACGGCGTTGACCACCGATCGATTCGTGACGGGCGGCGCGGGGGCCTCGGCGGCTACGGGCGGCACGTTCCGGGTAGCGATCTTCTTCACGATGCTCGACGACGGCTCGCTGGCCAACTAAGGGGCAACCCACTGAGGTGACCCCATGACTCAACGAGTAATCGTCAAGGATACGGTTGCGGGTGTAGGTGTTACCTACATCCCGATCAACCGTTACGCGCAAAACATCACGATCCAATGCGTGCCCAACGGCGCGGCGACCTTCGCGGTCGACTACACGACTGACAACGTCATTCGAGGGGTGGCGAATCCATACGACACGAGCGAGGGCCTGACGGCTCCCGCTTCTGCCAGCTGGACGAACCTGATCGCCTCGGGCGCTGTAGCCGTGGCCTTCAATGGCAGCGTGTCGGCGTACTGCTTGCGGATCAACCAAACTGTCGGCGCGGGGAATGTGTCGGTACACATCTCCCAGACCAGCGAGACTCTATAAAGCGGCGATGAGGTAGGGACATGGCCACCAGCGGAACATATCTATGGTCGCCTGACCTTGCCGAGATGATCGATGAAGCCTTCGAGCGTTGCAAGATTGACCCTTCAACGCTCGATGTTTCGCACATCCTCAGCGCGCGGCGATCCATCAATTTCATGCTCGCCGACTGGGCGACCGACGACCGGCACGACTTCAGGGTCGACCGACTGTCGCCGTTCGCGTTAGTCCTCGGCACGCAGCAGTACACCGTAGATCCGCAGACCGATGGACGTGTGATCGACATCTTGTCGATGTCGCTGCGGCGCGCGGGCTCGGACACTGCCATGTGGCCGATGAGTCGCCAAGAGTGGCTGGACATCCCCAACAAGACGACGCAGGGGCGGCCGTCACGGTACTTCGCCGACAAGCGGCAGAGCAGCGTGATCATCCAGTTGTGGCCCATCCCGGAGAACTCGACCGATACGTTGATCATGGACGTGATGCGGAAGTTCACCGACGCTGGCTCGGCAACCAACGAGCCTGACATTCCGTACTACATGCGCGAGGCGTTCGCTGCGGGCCTCGCCGCCAAGCTGGGCGAGAAGTACGCGCCCGAGAATTTCCTGCCGAGGTTGATTGGTCGAGCGGCCGAGACGCTCAAGAAGGCTGACGGTTCGCAGCGAGTGCTGGGTGATGTACGCATCGTCCCTGGCTCGAACTATCGCGGCCGGCGCGGTGGTCGCGTCCGGTGAACAGCAACCGCAGGCGTCGGTATGCCTACGGTGTCCGGGCGAAGGCTGAATGCCAGCGCTCCGGGCAGAAGATGGCATACGGTGATCTGGTCGAGGATGGACACATCCCCGGCCTGCTCGTGCATCCCGATTGGTACGAGCCGCGTCACCCGCAAGAGACGCCCGTCGATGCGTCCGATTCGGAAGCGTTGTGGCATCCCGCGCCCGAGCTGTCCGAAGATGGCGGCACCGCAATCGCCCTACTGACTGCGACGTGGTCGCCTGCGCCCGTCAACGAAACGGTCGACATCGGCCAGCTCACCGCGACGACGTACACGCTGACGGCTGCGGGTGGTTATGCCCCGTACACGTATCAGTTCGCGAAGGTCTCTGGCAACGCCGGGATCACGATCGAGGCGCAGTCGGCGAACACGATCAAGCTGCGCGTAGCGGCGAGCGTGGGCACGTACCCGGTCAGCATCCTGGGCACGGTGACCGACAACCTCGGGCAGACGAAGTCGGCTCAGTTCAGCGTGTCGCTGACGGCCAACAACCCCCTCCCGGCGACGCTCGCTCTGTACATCGCCCAGCTCGCACCGCAGCACCTGTGGAAGTGGGACGAGGCCATTGGGTTCCTGCCGGACACCATCAATGACACCGGGAGCGTTGGTAACGTCGATCTGACAATGGCGGCCCCAACCTCATGGACGGACTCAAATCCGGGGCCGGATACTCTCAACTCGACAAAGTCGATGGCGTTCGAGACCCTGGCCTCCACCAACGTCACGTTTACTGGCGGCGCATCGGCAATGGGGTCGTCCGCCATTGGTTCGTTCGTTTTCTTTCTCAAGCGCACGACCATAGACCCGATCGCTGCTCATAGTTTTTTCATAACCGAAAGCGCCCCGGTTACCGACAAGATTTATATGTCGGTCGGCGGGCTTGGCGGTTCACGGTTACCTGAGATCGGGTTCGTGCCGACGCCCGGAAACGGCAAGTGGTTTTACACGACTGCCGATCCATTCACGACGAACAGCACGTGGCAGTGCGTAGTTTTTGTTCAGGACGGTGTTAGTCCAAAGATCTATGTGAACGGAACCCTTCGCGCGCTGAGCACTGGGTCGCAGGGCACCGGCGCGCCAGACTCTTACTGGTTCGCCAACGAGACCAACAACTTTGTGAATCTCCCGCCGACGCGCATCAATGCGTCAAGTTACTTTTACATCCAGAGAGTGCTGACGCCGACAGAGATCAGCAACCTCATGACTTACCTGCCGACACCGTAAAGGGGCGATCATGGCACTCAACACCTACAACCTCTTGCTCGCCGGCATCCAGAACTTCCTGGAGGACAACGATGCCGAGCTGACCGCCTCGGTGCCGGATGTCATCAACCTGGCTGAGATCCGCCTGGTGCGCGATCTCGATCTGTCGATCTTTCGACGCATCAACGCAGCGCTGACGCTGACGATCGGCAATCCGGTGGGCATCAAGCCCACGATCGCCGGGCCGGACCTCCTGGTCGCGACGAAAGGCATCTGGTTGACCGGAGGCACGATCGTCGGCAACAAGTTCCTGGAAGAGCGCAGCTACGAGTTCCTGATCGACTACAACTCAGGCGCGGCCAACGGTATCCCGAAATACTTCGCCGAGATCGATGAGAGCAACTGGTACTTCGCGGTGCCGCCGCTCGCGACATACGTGGTGCACCTGCGCTACCTGTCGCGGCCGAACCCCCTGACGGTTGCAAACCAAACGAACTGGCTGTCGACGTACGCATCCGACCTGCTGTTCAAGGCGAGCCTGGCTGAGGCGGAGAAGTTCCTCAAGGCCGATGAGCGATCGGTGATGTGGTCGAACGACTACAACGATCAACTTCCCCAAGCCCGTCGAGAGCTGGTCAGCAAGTTCAGCAATCAGGTGGATCGCGTGGGCGCAACGGCCGTCCCGCAAGCCCCGAGGAGTCAAGTTAAATGACCACGTACACGACGCGCCTTCGTACAGCCGTTCAGCTGACTGGAGAGAACAACAACACCTGGGGGGATGTCGCCAACGCGGGCGTGTTCCAGCTGCTCGAAGATGCCATCGCGGGCATGTCGACGATCTCGCTGACTGCCGGCAACGTCACGCTGACGGCCAACAACGGCGCGACCGATCAAGCCAGGAGCGCGATCCTCAACCTCACCGGAGCGCCAGGCGCGGCACGCACGGTCACGGTGCCATCCGTATCGAAGCTGTACCTGATCAATAACGCCACCACGGGCGGGCAGACGATCACGATCAAGACGGCTGCGGGCGTGGGTGTAGCGGTCGGCACGGGAGCCTCGTGGGTCTGGTCGGACGGCGTTGACGTGTACGCGACGACCTCGACGGCCTCGAACTCGACATCGCTGGGCGGAATCCTGGCCGCGCAGTACGCGCGACTCGACGTGCAGCAGGGCTTCAGCAAAGCACAGAGCGTAACGCGGGTGGTGCTCGTTGAATCCGGCGGATCGGTGGCGGTCAACGCCGCCAACTCGAACGCCTTCAGGCTGACGATGCAGGGCAACTGGACGATCGCCAACCCCACGGGCGGGCTGGACGGACAGTCGATCAGGATACTGATCGTGCAGGACGGTACAGGCTCGCGCATCGCGACCTGGGGCGCGAAGTACCGCTTCCCCGGTGGCGTGGATCTGGTGCTCTCGACCGCAGCGAACTCGGTCGACTACGTGTCGTTCGAGTATGACTCGACGCTCGATATCTGGGTCGGTGGCGGCGTGAAGGGTCTCGCGTAATGCCGTGGGGCTCCAACATCATTGCGATGCTCGGCTCGGCGCAGCTGTCGGTAACCTTTACGACCGACCAGACTGACCTTGATCTGTATGCGTACTTCGGCTCGCCGGCAGGCGCTGGCGTCGCCATCGTCACCTTCAGCGCTTGCGACGCGCAGTCGCTCAACATTGGAGCGTGGCCCAACGGCAGCATCGTCAACCTCATATTACTGAGCAGCGCGAGAATCCTTGGGCGTGGCGGCGTAGGTGGCGCAGGTGGCGCGTCAACCCCTTACGGACATAACGAAAATGCCGGTCAGGTCGGTCAGCCCGGGAATCCGGGTGGCGATGCGCTGACCGCAACAGGCGCGATCACTGTCAATATCAACCTCGACGCCGGCTACTGTTTCGGCGGTGGTGGCGGTGGTGGTGGCGGCGGCGGCTCCGATGGATCGGACGGTGCCGGCAACTACGGTGGCGGCGGCGGTGGTGGTGGTGGCCAAGGCTGGCAGACATCAATCGCTGGCGGGATTGGAGGCACATCTACGCGACGCGCTGGGCAAGCCGGCACGATTGGCACTGACGCGACGAATGGTCTTGGTGGTTATAGCGGTCGGCACGTGGCCGCCGGGCACAGCGTCCCCGATGGCGACGGGGCCGATGCCGGAACTTGGGGCGTGGCAGGCGGTACTGGCGTCACCGGCTGGAACGTCGGCCGGGTTGGCGGCGCTGGCGGCGCAGCTGGCAAAGCGATCAATGCGCCAGCGACCACCTTCGTCTTCAACGGCGCATTAACTGAAGCGCAGTTGGTTACGGCGCTGCGAATCATTGGCGCGAGCACTCACCTGTGAGGGTCATTGTCGACCTGCCTATCGAGCCTGGCGTCTTCACCGAGCAGACGCCTCGCGGTGCGCACTCGAAGTGGAAGGCCGCCGACAAGGTGCGCTTCCGCTACGGGCTGCCCGAGAAGATCGGCGGCTGGACGCGGCTGGCCAACACGTTCATTGGCTTGGCAAGAAAGATCTGGGACTGGACCTCGCTTGACTCGCGCAACTGGGTGGGCTTCGGCACCGAGTCCAAGCTGTACTTGGTTCAGGATGAGGTGCAGACCGACATCACGCCGATGCGCTCATTCGGCAACCTGACCAACCCGTTCACAACGATCAACACGCTGACGACGGTCACGGTGGCGCACGCGAATCATGGCGCGCAGGCGAACGACTACGTCCGCTATACAGGTGCGACAGCGGTGGGCGGCCTGACGATCACCGGGCAGTACAAGATCCAGACCGTGATTGACGGCGACAGCTACACGATCACTGCGGCAGCCCCGGCCAGTTCCTCGGCGACGGGTGGCGGAACCGTAGCGTATGAGTACGACATTTCCGCTGGCGGCAGCAGCGCCGCCTTTGGCCAGGGCTGGGGCGTCAGCACGTGGGGCGGCAGCACGTGGAACACTCCACGCACAGCGTCATCCCTGCTCGCCCCTCTGCGCACATGGTCGATGGACAACTGGGGTGAAGACCTGATGTCCAATCCCAGGGGCGGCTCGATCTATTGGTGGGACCGAACCTCTGGCCCGAACGCTCGTGCCGCGCTGCTGGTCGGCGCGCCCATTCAAGCGAACCTCATCATCATCTCGCAGCGTGACCTGCATATGTTCGCGCTGGGTTGCACTGATGCGATCCTGAACACCTTCGATCCGATGCTGATTCGTTGGTGTTCGCGGGAGAACTTCAACGACTGGGTTCCCACGAGCAGCAACACCTCGGGAGATCTGCGGGTGTCGAGCGGATCAAAGATCGTTGCGGCGTGCAGAACTCGTGGCGAGATCGTCTTGTGGACCGACAAGTCGGTGCATCAGATCACCTATGTCGGCGGCAGCTCGGTCTACGGTCTGACACCGATGGGAGAGAACATCTCGATCCTGGGCCCCAACGCTTTCGTTGAGGTGGACTCGCGCGTGTTCTTCATGACCGAGTCCGACTTCTTCGTATACGACGGGATTCCGCAGCCAATTCCCTGCATGGTCCGCGCGTACGTGTTCGACAACCTCAACACCTTCCAGAAGGACAAGGTGTTCGGCGCGCTCAACAAGACTTTCAACGAGGTGTGGTTCTTCTATCCAGGGAAGGACGCCAGCATCTGGATCGAAACGGACTTCAGCGCTGGGTTGAACGGGGCTCAGTACACCGCTCAGTCGATGGCTGGCACGCAGCGTTATGCGGTGGCGCTCAATGGGGCCGGTTACGTGTATCTGTCTGCCTATTTCGCCAGCCAGGTCTACGATGCGACGTACACGCTGCGCAATGCCGCGCTGTTGGCGACGCCGCTCGAATCAGAGTACGAGGCGCAGTTCACCCTGAATGGCGCGACCGGAAAGTTCGGCGTGATCATCGACATGATTGATCTGGCCGGGACGGCGGACACGTTGGCCGACAACGTCTCCGGGCTGGTGGTGAACGTCGAGGTGTCCACGAACTCGATGTACTTCACGAAGCGATCCAGCGCTGGCGTGCTTTCGACATTGACCAATGCGGCGGCCAGCTATCCGCTGAACGCTCTCGCCACGCCGATCACGCTGACCACCTTGCGCGCGTACGCGATCACCATGACGCGCACCAACAATACCATTAAGGGGTATCTGTACGACGCCAACACTGGGACTACTCAGCTGGTGGCGACGATCACGCTTTCGGCGGCAGAGATAGCCGCGTACCTGGGAACCGGCAACGCGGGCGTGATCATGCGTCTGACCAACCAGGCGTCGACCACGGATGATGCGCGGTTGCTGTCGTTCCGCGCTGCGCCGGCAGGGACGTTGATTGGCCTCGGCACCATCGGCGTCTCGAACGAGGTGAATCGTTACGTGGCCTACAACTATCAGGAGCAGCACTGGACGATCGGCAATTTGGTTCGGACCGCCTGGCATGACAAAAGCCCGGTGTACAGCAAGCCGTACGCAGCGGGCCCGGACAGCTATCTGTATCAGCACGAGACGGGCACCGACGACAACGGCGCTGCGCTGGCATCGTATGTCGAGACCTACGACATGGAGATCCCCGAAGCCGGCGAGAATCTGATGCACGTCGACCAGTTGATCCCCGACTTCCTCCGCCTCGACGGCACGGTGAACATCAAACTGAAGGGCAAGAAGTATCCGCAGGGCCAGGTGTATCAGGAAAAGGGCCCGTACCCGGTGACCCAAAGCGTCGCGAAGATCTCGACGCGCATCCGTGGCCGACAGATCTCGCTGCGGATAGAGTCCACTACTGTTGGGGTCGCCTGGCGCATGGGTACGATGCGCGCCAGGATTCAGCCGCACGGAAAGCGAGCTTAAATGGCAGATACCAGGGAGAGGTTGCCGGACTGGCGCTCGCCGACATTCGACGCGGCGCGGATGCGCGCGCTCACGCAGATCCTCGATCGGCGCTTCGGTGGTATCGATGAGGCGATCGACCAGCTCAACGAAAGCGCGGCCTCGATCGGCGGGCCATTCGCGCCACTGGTGCATGGTCACGAGTGGACCGACATCGTCAATGCGCCGAACTTCCTGACGTTGGTCGACGTTCAGACGGTGGTTGATCTCAACGATCTGGCCAACGTGAATGACTCAGGGATCGCCCCGGGCCAGACGATCGTTTGGAATGGTCTCGCGTATGTCCCGGGCGCAATTGGCGCGGGCGTCTCGTACTTGCGCGATCTGCTCGACGTGTCCACTGCGGGCGTTCTCGATCAGGACCTGCTTCAGTTCAACGCGATACTCGGGCAGTGGGTGCCGTTCCCGCTGGGGGCGATCATTGCTGGCGCGAGCGGCTCAGGCCCGCAGGGCCCTCCAGGAATGGATGGCCAAGACGGGGCCGATGGCGAGCCGGGGCCGCCGGGTATTGCCGGCCCGCCGGGCGCGGGCGGCAGCGGTGGCGGCGATTCATGGCTGGCGTGGGCGGGTCTGTAGATGGCATTCGTTGGTAAAAC